AGAATATAATTGATAATTATATCGAGAGAGGATGAGCCATGATCCTTCTTTCATGTCTATATATTCTACTGCAGATACATAATTAACCGTGCCTTCTTCTTCTCTGCTTTTCCATTCTTTTGCAAATCTGTTTTTTATACGTGAGCTAATCTCGATTGCTAAATCATAAACCTTAGAAGGTAATCTATAACTATAAGGCAATACTTCAATATTACCTTTAAGATTTAAAAATGTATCAATATCAGCTCCTGCCCATTTATAAATAGTTTGATCATCATCTCCTGCAATATATAATCTCTCGCATTTCTCAACTAACTTACTTACTACTTTCCATTGTAGTATAGTTAAATCCTGTGCTTCGTCAACGAATAAAACTTTTAATGGAGGTGCTTCACCTTCTTTTAAGAAAGTTATTAACATATCAGTAAAATCAGAAAGACCTCTTTTTTCTTTAAATTTTCTAAATGTATTGGAAAATAATTCTTGTTCTTTCCAAGAATATTCACAATCTAAACTTCTCCAAGTATCTCTTAAAGGTTTCATCATTGCTCTAGCTAATTGATCGCAAAATAGCATCTTATCACCTATTTTAATTCCTGATGTAACTATTTCATCTTCTTCTATTCCACCTGACATATCTATTTTTAAAAGTTTTTTAAACTCAGTAACATGACTTCCCTTAAATATTTGTTCTCCATTTAACCCTAGAGAACGAAAACAAATACTATGTAGTGTTCTAAAATAATCTAAATCTGTTTCTTCATTTATATCAAATCGAGCAATAGTTCTTTCTCTTGATTCTTTAATTGCTCTACGAGTAAAACTAACGAAACCAATAGTGCGAGGTTTAACTCCCGCCTCTATTTCTGCTTCAAGTTTATTTAATAACGAAGTAGTTTTACCAGTTCCAGGTGGACCTAATATTACGTTTGTGTTTGATTTGTTAAACATTCTTTAAAATACTCTATGGTTTTCTCTAGTCCTTCTGATAATGTTACTTTAGGGTGCCAACCTATTAACATATTAATTCTTTCTATATCTGGACATCGTTGTAATGGGTCGTCTTTTTTCTGTGCTACTGTCATAATCCCTGATTTAGAACTAGTCATTCTTATAATTAATTCTGCTATATTGTATATTTTTTTCTCATCAGGATTACCAATGTTAACTGGTTTATTTAATTTAGTAGTATCTGCTAAATCTAATAAAGCATGTATTGTATCAGAGATATAACAAAAAGAACGAGATTGCATTCCATTTCCATAAAGTAATAATTCTTTATCTTGTAATGCAGCGCATATAAAATTAGATATTACACGTCCATCATTAATAGCCATACGAGGACCATAAGTATTAAATAGCCTTGCTATTTTAACATCTAATTTGTATAATCTTATGTACTCATAAATTAATGCTTCTGCTACTCTCTTTCCCTCATCATAACATGCTCGTGGTCCAAAAGAATTTACACTTCCGTGATAATCTTCTTCTTGAGGGGTATGATCAGGGTTACCATATACTTCTGATGTAGAAGTATGAATAACTATTGAGTTATGTTTTTTAGCTAACTCTAAAATATTTTTAGTTCCCATATAACAAGTATCTAAAGTTTTTATAGAATGTTTTATATAATGATCAGGACTTGCAGGACAAGCTAGATTATAAATTAAATCAATAGGACCTCCCATATCTATCTTATTTATATCAGAAGAATTAGATATATCTCCTGCAATAAATCTATGAATATTACCTATATTTTTTTCTTGTCCTGTTAATAAATTATCTATACCATAAACAGTATGCCCTCTATTAACTAAATGTTCTGTAAGATGTGATCCTACAAAACCTGCGCAACCTGTTACTAAGACGTTCATTTGTCTTTCATCTTTCTTAAAATATTCATTTGTTTATCACTCATAAGTATTTTTTCTTTATATTTTTCATGTCTTTCTTTTTGATCGTTAAAAAAACCTTTTTCCCAATCATTTAAATTATCTTCATTAATAGATTCTATAAGATTTAAGAACTCTTTGTATATTTTTTCGTCAAGATTTTTAATCAATGCCTTAGGCATTGCACGTGGTTTTTCCATTTTTATTCCTTTCGCTTTCATGTGGAAATAAATTATTCGACATATTATTATATCAGTTAAAGCATCATGCCAATTATGATAACCTCCTGATCCTAAAAAATGTTTATATGTTTCTTCTAGTTTAGGAAACTTATAATCATCAAAATCACTTTCTAGTTTTAAAATATCTTTAGCAGTCATCATCGTACAGTGCTGTTCTTTAGGAATTCTAAAACTTTTTCCTATCGCATTAAACTCTCTTAATATCATCTGTAAATCAAATGATGTATTATGAGCCACTAATACGTCAGCTTGTGCTGCTAAAGAATTAAACATAGCTAATACATTTACCAGAGGAACGCCATGTTGCAAAGCTATATTATCAGTTATTTTATGAATATCTGAAGCTTCTTTAGGTATAGTCCATTTATCTGGTTGAACTATACAAGCTAACTGTGCAGTAACTTTATCATCTTCACTTGCTAACTGAGCAGCTATCTGTACTATTTTAGGTTGTTTAGGATCAGTTGCTTCTAAATCTCTCCTCCATAATCCAGTTGTTTCTACGTCAAAAAATAAATATTTCATAATTGGCTCCAATGATTTTTCTTTCTTTTAAATTGACCTTTTTCTTTTCTGTGTTTTGTATAGACAGGGTTATGTTTTCCCATGTGTAGACTCTTTTTTCTCGGTACTGTCTTTCTTATCATTGCTTGTGTTAACGTGCTCACCATCTTTCTCCTTTGGTTTAGATTTATTTTCTCCAAATAGCGAAATTCCTTTGACTTTCACTACTACATCTTTTCTTTCAGTCATTAAAATACCTCCTCAATGTTTGGCTCCGTAAAATCTTCTTGTTGTTTTTCGAACTCTGGAATAATCCATATATTAACATGTTTACCTTTTACTTTCTTAGCTTCATGTTTGGCTCCTCGTTCTTTTAAATGTGCAGTAACTTCGTGCAATTTAAATTCTTTAAATCTATGTTTCTCAAGAAATTCCATAAAATCATTAATTCTAAATAATGTTTTATTATCTATCGTAACAGCTTGACCTCTTAATATATCTTCCATGGCATCTGATGAACTCGATCCAGTACAAAATCTTTCGCATAATTCCCATAGTCTACCTTTATTAGAAGAATCGGCAGTTGCTTCAACTATCTCTACTTTAGCGATTAAATCGTTCATCATTTCAATCCATAGATGAGGAGAAACTAAAGGAATAGCTTTATCTATATGCTCAAATACCACACGTTGAAAGTTTTTCTGATTAAGGATATCTATTGATTCTAATGGACCAATTCTTAAATCATCTACAGTTAAAAAATAAGTAGGAGGCTCTGTTACTATTTTAGTTATTCCAGTTATTCTAGGCATAGTACCATTTTCTGATATTCCAAACTTACAAGATACGCATAGCGACCTATTACAGAAAGGTTGAATAGGTGGTTCGCTACACATATAATTGTAAGACCTTTTATTTAAAGAACTTATAACAGTCTGTACTTCTCTTGATTTTAATGGAGGATTTAAAAAGTCTAAATTATAATCTTCTACTTTTTCTTCCCAATCATTTGCATAAGCTTTTTTAGCATATACTCCTAAATTATATAATGCATTATTTCTTGAACCTGCTGGTATTCCTGTTTTAACTAAATACTGTAAACATGGAGGACCATCAGGTAATAGCTCACTATTTTCTTTTTTAAAGTTAGGAATCTTGATTTCGCTAACATTACTCAATCTTTTTTCTTTTGCTGTCTTTATAAATTCTTCTAAACTTAATCTTTTTCCTTCATAAAAAGCATATCGTGTAGAATATTCTCCACCAAAATAAGGCATATTTATCCAGTTACCGACATCTCCTCTTTCAGATATTATTTTAATTTGTTTAGGAAATATCTCTGCACTAGCATGTCCTAATAATGTAGCTATTTCCCTTAACTTAGGAACTACACTTTTAGCTAATATTGCTTCTTTAAAGAAAACATATAAATGTAATCCGCCACTTTTAGTCCTACATGGTATAATTGGTGATGAGCCTAGGCTCTTGCTAAATTCTTCTAAATCTAAATCATATACGTCAATGTCTATTGCTCCCCAATAAACTTTATTATCATCACGAATTGGTATAACTCCGAGACCTCGTTCACCTTTTAAGTGTAAATCCCATTCATGTAATGTAATTGTTTCTTGAACTGTACGTGCAGTTCCCCCTTGCTTTTGGCCGTCTTGATTTTCTGTTGATAAATCATAACGGCCATGAGCACGCTCAAGACCTTTGAATAAGTCAAAGAACTCTTGAGATAACATTTAAAATTGTATATTATCGTTGTCAGTATTTACATCAGCAGTAGCAGTTCCTTTTCTTACAGAATCGGATAAACTTTTAGCTGCTTGATATAAATCAGCATCTCCTATTGGTTCGGGGTTTCCTATTTTATAAATAAACCACGAGCCATCTGAGTTTGTTTTCTCAATAGTAGTTACTGGCCACTTGTAATAAAAAGTAGGTGGCTCTATTAACTTTCCATTAACATTTTCTCGTTGTAACTTCATTCTAGTTACCCAATTACGAGATACTGTTAATAAAGAAGATGACATTGACATTACTGCTGGCTCATATGAACCATCTTTACCTATTACCATAACGTAATGCTGAGCAGTATCGACTAATTGATTACCATTTTCTAGTAAAAAACGTCTGCCATTTTCTTCTTTTTTTGCCTGCGGTTTATTAGAGGTGTTGTACATCGTCACTAAACCACCTCCACTTTCTCGTGGTACCCATTCGATAAATAATTTCTCAAATTCGCACGGTACTACATAGAAAGTATCTTTATATAGAGCATTAGAAACAGTATTGAATACCATTCCCTCATCTGCTTCGTCTATATATTTATCGTCTTTCTTTTTTCGTTGAGGACTACCACTTTGTATGATAGCTAATCTCGGTATCGTCATATCGTCAGAAGAAACTTTTTCAAGTCCTCTTCCAACGTCAGCGAGTAAATCCTCTGCAGGAATACTCAGTGCTGAGTTTGCTTTCTTCGCTACTTGTGTATCAGCCATTTTATTCTCCTTTCGGTATTTTCACATTAGCAATCTTAGCCTCGTATACATTGAAAAGATTATCAGGTAAAGTCTGTCCGGTATTAACCATTTCTTTAACTGTCGCTTTTAATGTTTGAGGATGGACTGTCGACTTCTCATCTAACTCTTGTTTAAACGATTTGTCAAACATATCTTTAAATTTCTCAGCATCTTCATGTTCTCCACGATTAAAAGATATAGAAATTTTATGTTTAATAATATCTCCAAGTCCATTATCGTCTAACCATTGTAATGCTTCGACATTCTTATCAGCTTTAATTGAAGCGAATACGTCATCTTTAACTGAGATAACTGTACCATCTGTCAATTTAAACTGATCCATATTTAAAGAATTCATCATATCAGGAAGATCATTCTCCCTAATCTGTTTATAACTCTCTTTTAACTTACTTACGTTTTCTTCTGCTACAGAAATATCGTTTTTTGTATCAACTAAACTTTTCGCAAGAGTATTGAGTTGTTTAAACTTCTCGTCATTAGGAATTTCCTTTTGACGTTTAGCATCTTCTTCTAGTGATTGAAAAATATCTACATCAGCCATTTTTCTCTTTCTCCTTTCGCCCTAACATATCAATTGTTACTGGGTAATACATCTTTTCTCGCTTATCCCATTTAAGCATATTAACTACACCTCTATTTACTTCTGCGCCTACCATACATGCAATAGCTATTGCAGTAGGGTCGCCGATAGCAACGAGGTAATCATTATCAGAAAAGTCTTTTAATTTTTTTCTAATCATGTGTAATGTAGGTGCTACGCTTAAAACGACTTGAGAGCCAAAAGGAAGTAGAACACTTAATTCTCCATATTGCCCAGCAGTAAGAACACTAAACTTAGGATTCTCTTGAACAACATATACTTTACCTTTTTTCATTTCTTTCCTTTCTATTAAAATTTTACTTTATAATAATAATTCTTTATATATAAATAAATATTTAAAGAAAGTAAAAAATGAAAATCATATTTAGTGACGATAAAGTTAAGGACTTTAAATTTAAAACTGAACCTTTTAAACATCAGCTTGATGCTTTTAATATCAGTAGGGATAAAGAATATTATGCTTTGTTTATGGAACAAGGTACTGGTAAATCTAAAGTAATAGTAGATAATATAGCTTATCTATATAGAAAAGGTTCAATTAATGCAGCAGTAATTATAGCGCCTAAAGGTGTATATAGAAACTGGGAACAGTCAGAAATACCAATTCATATGCCTGATGATGTAATAGAATATTCTCATATTGAACTTTGGAAACCAGTTGAAACTAAATCCAACATAAAAAGATTAAAAGATTTTTTAAAAGAAGATACTCATAAATTAAAAATATTTATTATAAATGTAGAAGCTTTTAGTACAACTAAAGGATTAAATTATACTCAACGTTTTCTTAATGTGCATAAAGCATTAGTTGCAGTTGATGAGTCAAGTACCATTAAACATAGAACTGCGAGAAGAACTAAAAATATTTTAAAATTAACAAAACAATCTAAATTTAGGAGAGTACTAACAGGAACTCCAATAACCCAAAGTCCTATTGATATTTATACTCAAATGTCTTTCTTATCGGATTACGTTCTAAATTGTAGTTTCTATGGGTTTAGAAATAGATATTGTGTATTACGCAGAAGAACTATTAATATGAAAACATTTCATGAAGTAGTTGATTATCAAAATTTAGATGAACTTCAGCAATCTATTAAAGCACATATGTTTAGAGTAACTAAAGATGATTGTTTAGATTTACCAGATAAATTATATCAAAAAAGAGAAATAGAGTTTTCCCCTGATCAAAAAAGAATATATGAAACATTGCGTAAAAAAGCATATGTCGAATTATCTAAAGAAAAATCTATAACTGCTCCGTTAGTTATAACTAGATTATTACGACTTCATCAAGTTTTATGCGGGTTTGTTAAACATGACGATGGTACTGAAGAAGCAATACCTGGAGTTAACCCTAGATTAAATGAACTAATTCAAGTGTTAGAAGAAACTGAAGGTCAAGTAATAATATGGGCTAATTATAAAAGGTCTATAAAAGAAATACAATCTAAATTAATAGAACATTTTAAAATACCAGTAGCCACTTATTTTGGAGAAACTAAATCGGAAGATAGACAAAAAATTATTAATGACTTTCAAAAAGGTACTTTTAAATATATCGTAGCTAATCCTCGTATGGGTGGTTATGGTATAACTTTAACTGCAGCTAAAACTGTAATATATTATGCTAATACATACGACTTAGAAGCAAGATTACAGTCAGAAGATAGACCACATAGAATTGGTCAAAAAAATAATGTAACATATATTGATTTTGTTACTCCTAAAACTATTGATGAAAAAATATTTAGTAGTTTAAAAAACAAACTTTCTTTAGCCAATTCAATAACTGGTGATAACTGGAAAGAATGGATTTAGGCCTATAATTTTTATAATTCTTACTTTGTTGAGTATAATAATAAGCTATTCCTAGCATTAATATTTATCTTCAAGAATCTTGTAGATTTTTAAATTACCTTCGCTGTCTGGTCTAAGTTCTGCTTTAACTTGTCCACACTCATAACGAATAACATTTTCTCTTCCCTGTGATAAGTTACGTTCGGCTTCACGTTTTGCTTTTAAGCATTTTGATAAACCATCTGTCATCATGTGGCCGTCCAACGACCCATTGACAAACATGCATAAACTAAATACCATGGCGATTACACTAGTGGGTTCCATTATTCCTCACTTTATCTTTTAACTGTTCTACATCTTTTTGTAGTTTAGATACCTGATCTTTTAAAAAATTAATATTAACTGTATTACTCATCATTGATTCCATTTCAGTTTGCATACTTTCTAATTGCTCCGCCATAAATTCTATAAGCATATATTGTTCTGAATCTGCCGGCAAAGTACCCATCTCACCACGTGGCCATTTAATTCTAAACTCTGTATTCTTTTCTAAATCTTTTTCTGCTAAAACTAATGATGTTTCTATTGTCGTAACTCTTGCTATTACTCCAAAATATGCCCACACACCTACAGCTACCGCCGCTACGATACTAAGCAAGTTTCTAACTGGCATTGCTATTGAAGTATTATCGCTAACTTTCATTTATTATTACTCGAAATTAAATATTGATTAATACCATGCGCTTCACTAGTAATAGCAGATACAATAAGTATAAAACTTAATACTAAAAAGAGAGTCCTCATTACTTTTTCTTTTTATTTTTATTTGCAAAATTACGAGCAGCTTCTACACTACCAAATCCCCATTTTTTAAGGGCTAAAGCTTTTCTCGTAGGTTCTCCGTTAGGCTTTTTCATAGGGCCTTTCATACCTGCAAATCTTGCAGCAAATGAAACTCGTCTAGGATTAGTTCCTTTATTAACAGGTGGTTTTAAATTAGCTCCTTTTGAATTAAAGTGTGCTCTACCTTTAGCAGATAAACCACCTTTAGGATTTTTATGTATTTTTTTCATTACTTCTTTTTCTTAGGTTTTTTATGAACTAATACTTGAGAATTTTTTGTATGTTTAGCTCCAGTATGTAAAGACCCATTAGGCATTTTATGTGTTTTGCCTTTATAAAGTTTTCCATCTTTTGTATAATGAGGTACGCCTTTCATTATTTCTTTTTCTTTTTCTTAGGTTTATTTTTTAATATTTTAAAATCTACTTTACTTATCTTGCCATCTTTATTTGCATCTAATTTTGTTTGATTACCTTTTAATTTTTTTACCATAATTAACTCTTTTTCTTTTTCTTAGGAAATCCAGCTTTCATATTAGCATATGCTTTAGGTGTTATAGTGGATTTAGATTTACTTCTACTTGTCCCTGCTTTTTTTCTTGCATTAATATTTGCATATAGTCCTCGTTTAACCATGTATACTCCTCATCATATCGCTTAATTCTTTAGCTCTATTTGGTGTTTGTTTATACCATCTAGAATCTAACATTTCATCCGCAGCTTTATTATAATCTTTTTCTTCTAATGCTTTTAACATATTTTTAAATTTAGAAACACCTGTTTTTCCTAATTGAAAACACATTTCAATAAGTATTTCTTCAGCTCTTTCATCAATACCCATATTGCCGCAAAGACTATCAGCACCAGAAATGGCCAAATCAAAATCAATGTCAAAATAATGTTGAAGAACATCTTGGCTATATTCAATATCATCTTCCCATGTTTCATCTGAACGACATAAGTGTCCCCACCCTATTGTTCTCTTTCCGAGAGTATCTTTATAGACCATGTTTCTATAACCTTCATGATGCTTGATCCTTTTTTCTAGAGCTTCCATTATTATTTCTTAAACATTTTAACAGCTCCGCCTACTCCTTTTATACCAAAAGAAGCACTAATAGCTATGTATAATAAATGTTGGTAATATTGTGGTAATTCTTGTAAAGCAATAAACCCTTGTTTTACATGAGCCGTCATGCCGGGAATAAACACAAGTACTGCCGGGATTAACAAAACAATGAGGGCTACCTCGTCTTTCCATGAACCTTGCATTTGACTAACTGCAGATTTTTCCCAGTCAACTTCTCCTGCTATCTGTTTGTTTAATAACTCTGTCTCTGCTTTAATCTTTGTTATTTTTTGTTCAGCTTTAGCTTTTTTAGTTTCGACTATACCTTTTACTGTTTCTCCAGCTATTCCTATCAAAGGTTTAACGAGTAGCCCCCACATATTTATGCTCCTGTCATTTTACTTAAAACCACTATTATAATAATTGCTACAATACCAGCTTTAATCCAATCTTTCATTTGCCAATCATTCCACTCTTTGAGCCATGCCCAAACGTCTGATAAAAGTTTCACAGAAACCTCCTTTGTTGTTGTTTGATTATACACTATTTTCGTTCCAATAACATAAATTATTGACTAAATCAACATTTAAAATTCTAACTCCTAGCTCTTTTTGTCTTTCATTAGGCGACCTAAATACTCTACGTTGAGAATCTAATAAATCTTTATTTTTTCTAAGACTTACTATTTTAACGTCAATAGGAATTAATTTATTATTTTCTAGTATAACTATATCTATTGGTCCAGTATTTACAACGTTATGAAATACTTGATGTCCTTGATTCAATAACCATTGAATTGCATAATGTTCCGCACTTATTCCTAATCTAACTTTACTTATTTCAACCATGACATGTTTGATACAGATATTAGTATACCTACTATCAAACTGATTATACCTAAAGCTTTTAATGTACCTCTACTATTAGCAATAGTCATGTTTAAACTGTTAATAGCTTCGGTATTTTTCTCGACTAATTCCTCAAGTCTATCGTTTATTTCGTTCTGGCGAGTCCATTTCTCGTCCTCTTTTGCTTCATGAATTTCTAATTTAGTTGCCATTACGATCCTGGTGATGTTAATTTATTACCAATCACATCTTTCATAAATAACCCTGCTTCTTGTAACGCTATATACATTGCTGGTAAAGCTATTTCTGGAATGTTACTTTGTTGAATAGCTTGATCCGCTCCAGTTGCAGCAATAACATTTTTATATTTCCCTGGAGCAAGTGTTTTATAAATAGCATTAAAAGGTAAAGATTGATATGTTTTCATGAATTCATCAAAATCAGTTAAAGCTTTAAACATATCTCTATTGTTTATTTCTTTAGCTAATTGTTTTAAACCTCTAATAAAAGTTCTCTTTCTATCTAATTGACCTAATAATAAATTTCGTGTTCCTTTCCATATATTACTATCTTTTGACATAACTTTAATAAATTCTTCATCTCCTCCAGATTGTAATAGTTTTAATATAGACCCTATGTCAGTCATATTATTTACGAATTTTTCTCCAAAAACTTTCGAATAAAAACTTCTATTCGTCATACCTTGATCATTAGCCATAGAAAAGAATCTTTCAATAGCTTTTCCATTAATCATATTACTACCAATAGCATCGTCAAATTGAACTATATTGGCTTGCATTCTTTCAAAAGACATTTCTTTTACTTGTTTTAAAACATCATCACCTAATTTAAATGGACTATTTTTATTTAAGTTATTTATAACTCCTTTTATTTTAGAAGGATTTTGCATAAAATATTTAAGCATATTAGCAGGGTCTAAACTTGTAATATCATCATATTCTTTATGTAAAGCTTTAAGTGCTAAATCTCTTGACGCTGCATTTTCTGAAACCATCTTTCTAAACTGTTTAGGAAAACGCATCATCTTAACCATTTTTTCATCTAAAAATAAATTAACATTTTCTCCATTAGCTTTTAACCAAGCAGCAGCTTTTTGTGCAATTACTTTTTCGTCAGTAACCATTTCGCCACCTTCAGTGTACACTGATTTAAAATAAGTATTTAATATAGATTTTTTAAATGCTTCTTTTTCTGGAATCATTGATGGAGAATCTAAAATTCCAGCAATTTCTTTAGCGAAAATAGGGTTATTTAAAACCATATCAGTTACGTTACCATCAACTATTTTAGTTATTTTTCCTCCATCAGTTGTTTTAAATAATTTAGCAACTGCTCCTCTATTATAATCATTTTTAAATTTTATTATTTGATCATTAATTTTAAAAATTTTATTGGTTTCCTCTACTCCTAAATTTTTAGTTAATTGTTTTTTTATATCTACTCTTAATGCAGCGGCTAATTCCCTAATAGCGCCTTGTCCTATACCTGGAGCTACTTGAGATAAATCATCTATACTTAATGAATTTAAATACTGTAAAGTTTTTTGAACTTGTTCATAAGAAAAGTTTTTAGTTTTTCTACCATCTTTTAAATTTTCTCTAAATCCAACTAAGAATTTTTTTACGTCAGCATCTTTAACAGTTAATAAAAGATTATCAAATTCTTTTTCTAACTTAAACATAGTTTTAACTAAATTAGTTGGTTTAATTAATTCGTCTAAATTTATGTCTGGTTTTGCTGCTTTTGCGTCAATAAAAACTTTAGCTATTTGATCGTCAAAGTTTTTTAATTCTTTA